AGAAGAGCCCAACCCGCCCCGAGAACCAGGGACGGACCCGCCAGAGAAATCGGCCCAGGGATCGGAGTGGACGCCGACGAGCGTGCGGGACCAAACAGCTCGCCGGCCAAACCTCCAACGATCGGGAGGCTCGGCAGGACGACGCCCAAGAGGGACGGAGAAACCCAGGACTGGCACGACGGACACGAGAGACCCGCTCACGTGGAGAGAAGGAAGGAGGGTGGAAAGAGTGATGAGGGCGGAGTATACGGGAGAACCCCGGCGCGCCAAGGACACGTTGTCGCCGTGGCCGACCGTACGCTGCACGCTGCGGTCGACCCAGCGAGCAAGCTCGTATCCGAGGGCAACGAGAGAATGTTCCAGATCGTCCCCGACCGGGCCAACAACGGAGGGGCCGTCTATGGCCAACAAGCCCAGCTCCACAGCGACGCGAGCTTCCCAATCACCCCTGAATCCCATCAGTGCGGCCTGGCAGCCCCGGGCCTCCCAAATGGTAGTGTCGCCAATCCGGAAACGATCGTTGGCGAGAAGGCGCAATGCGCCGGACCAATCGGACGAGGGGCAGGCCATAGGGGGAAGGTCGCGAGTCCCCCCACGGCCGGTCGCCTGGATGTGGGCACCGAACTCGCGCAGAGGGACCCCCATGCCGAGCCTCCAAGAAAGAAAGACAGAATTTAAAAGAGTGACAAGCTGGTCTGAAGAAAGCCAAGGAAGTACCATGGCAATTGATTTAGACTGGAAAAGCCCAGGCCGACCAGCGGCGGAGGCCAAACGAACGACATCTTCGAGGAGGGAAGGAGCGGACTTCGAACGAGAGACGAAGATTTCGGGGTAAGGCGACGTACCCTCGGGAACGTCGCCGCCTGCGAAACCGGAACGAGAAAGAAGAGGAGAAGAAGCGGCAGCAGGGATGGCATCGCGTGGCACAAAGAATATCCTCGTACCATCATAAGGAGGCAGCCGAGCACCGCCCTCCGCTCCCTCTTCTCTGCGAAGGAAAGGGCGACGCGCCCCCCACCCGACCGCATCCCCCCCCCAAACGACTCCGGAGGGAGGAAAAGAAAGACCCCCTGGGTTTTCGGCCAACCACATCGCCCTTCCGGGCCCGTCCGGGGCGCGATCGAGAGGAACGGAACCCAGTCCCTCTACCCAAGCGCCACCACGACCGGCCAGGTCGATGTACAGCTCCCAAACCCAAGAAGCATAAAGAATGGGCACAGTTTTCACGTAGTCGTAGGCCCATCTTACGACTCCCGTTTTATCCTCCCCCGTCGCCCTGTGGAACCCGGCGTCGAAGTTGGCAGCTTGGGCGGCCGCCGCCGCCTCCCATTTCACACCCTCCACCCCCAGCCTGCAGTTGGCCCAAGCCGGAAGAGACCAAGCGACGCGATTGACGGGGCCGGCGGGCCCGAGACGACGCTCAGCAACGCGCGAGACCTCGGGAATGGTCTCAGCACGGAGAGGATCGGTAACGGCACCACGCACAGTAGGGGACTGAGCGGACCAACGACCACCGATAAGGTCTCGGTCAAATTTTTGCCAGAAGCTATCTCTGTCAGCTCCCGAACGAAGGCAACGAAGGACCGCCGATCGGGACACGGCATCCCAAACGGCTCCGGCCCCTCCCGTTGCGAGGAAGAGCCGCTCTAACATTTCTAAGGCCACATCACCGGCCGAGTTCTCCTTTGGATCGCCCTGATTTACCTGCGGGTTGATCTGATCCATTTTGTTAATATAAGGTTGGCTGTTGTTGGAGCCACCGAGGGGGCAGACTGTGACCTGCGATCATGAGCGGATTGTGGGCCGCATCCCATATAATGTCGGATACCTTAGCTACAGCGAATCCGTCTGTCGAAATCCTCTGAGTACGTGCGTGGCCTCGGAAGTCCTGGCCACCAAGGGAGAATGCTTGGTGCCAGGTGCCTCGTGGCGTTCCACCACTTAGCTGGGGCGGCAGGGGAGATATAAGGCCGGGATTGATAGTCCTTAACCTAGTCCGTGCATACTATACCGTCCAACGCGGAAGGGCAACAACCGCGCCCCGGGCCGTAGCCCGGTCAACTGTACCCTCGAACGCACTCTCGGGAAACCAACAAAACGAACTCGTGTGCCGCAGTAAGGCTGGGACCCCACCCGCTATGCGCAGGCGAGCCCATCTCCCGGGACAGGGGTGTAAGCCCCTGAAAACCGGGAGTCCGAGTTCTTCCTACCGGTCCGCGACTTCCAGAAGAGAAACCCTCTTCTTCCGGAGCTAACGCCCGGTCAACAACACGCTGTGCCAGAGGTGGGCGGGTAGGTCAGACAGAGAGGAACCTCTCGGCAAGAGTTGGTGTGCCGCAACGGCCATGGGCGGGGAAACCCCCTTCCACACAGATGCCTCTTCGTACCCATAGGCGTGAGGAGCAGGACTACAGATCACCGTTCCCCCAGGTTGGGTTTGCCGGTCCCAAGCTATAGAGGTAAGTGCATACCGCAGGCAGAGCCAGTCCCTTGAGCGATATGGTGATTTTGGGCCCCGTACGGACTCCAAACTCACTGGGCAAAGGCCTAAACCTTTCCCGCGCCATCCCCCGTGTCTCCACGTGGGAAGACCTCGGAGGACTCTTGCAGCGGGCGGGGTGGTGGCCCATCACACAGCCGTCCGGGAACCGACAGGCCCGAAGACGGCTAATTTGAAACAAAAATAAGAAAGCTCAATTAAAGAACGGCCGATAGGGTCCGAGTAAAAGGAAGAAAGAGAAGGCTGTCCGCGTTGGGGGAGCTGCTTGGCGACCGAGGTGCGATCGGGCGCCTTCACGGGGACGCCCGAAAGGGCACACCCAGCTAAGAAGGATGCCCACGCCGAAGCGCCGAACTCAACCACCAGGGAAAAAGGGGAACCAGAAGAAGTCCGGGTCTCGAAACAAGGCTTCCAACCCGACCACCGCGCCAAGAGACGAACAGCACGGTCGACGCCTATCGCAGAATGCCTGAGTGGAGAACGGGGGACTAAGGACGCATCTATCTGCCCACCGTGTATTAGCTTATCTTCGAGCCTAAGCTTCCGCAACCAAGCGTCGGGAGTGGTGGGGACGTCCTTAACGGTCCAATCGTAGCGAAGCGGCCTGCGCAAAGAAATGGCCGGGGGAGTACCGAACGCCCGAGGGACAGGCGAAACCGCAAAAACCGCAGGCACCGCGGGTAAAGGGGTAGCAAGACCTAAACGGCGCAAGATCGCGCCGCGAACCCAGGAAGAGGAGGGGCCCATCTTTTGGGAGGAGAGCAGCTCCACCTTCTTCCACCTAACACGGGACACGGACCAAGAGCCGGCCGTTCTACCAGCGGTGCCCCAGCCCCCGCCGCCCATAACGCGCGGGGTGACAAGCCAGCTGATGGCAGCAAAACGCGGGTCTTTCTGCTTGGCCTTCCGCAATTCCTGGGACACGCTGGCGACAGCCAGCGGAAAAGTGGCAAGACCGCGTCGAGAACATTTGAGTAGGGTGTCCCACTCAGCCGACAGCTGCTCGTGCCTCGGAGAAAAGGAACTGCTCCCCATATCGGGCCGCCGCCAAAGGATGGACTTAAAAGCCCGGGCAGGCAAGGCCCAAGTGCCCTCGGGCCCATGGACCTCGTGAAGATATTCCAGGCGGAGAGAAGACACCCCCGTCTTCAGGGGATTAGCAACCAAGCCCTTACGCGCCAGTACCTCTGCCCAATCCGAAGCGTCAGTGGGCCGATCGACGACTAATGCGCAGTCGTCACCCTGCCAGGCGCCAAAATACACCCTAACCCCCATCCTTTCCGCAGCCCACAAGGTCTCGGCCCGGTTCAGAATACTGTCAATCAAACCGGTAAACTTATGCCCAGAGGGGACCCCCTGTAGCCAAGAGCAGATCTTCCGGGGCCCTCGAGCCCCGTCCTTGCGCCACACTTCCGCGTGATCGAAAGAATATAACTCAGCGTCACGAAGGGCCCGAAGGCCAGGGCGCGCACGAGGGGAGCAAGACGCCAGGGCGTGGTCGAAAAGAAGGGACAAGGCCAGGCGCACAGCATCTTTAGACTGGGCCTCATCAAAGGATGACTGATCAATGCTGACGCCGTAAGTGTCGCGGGCGGAGAGAAGGCCAGAAATACGGGCGTTCATCTCGGATCTGCCCGAAGCCGACAAACCAAGGGTGGTCCACGGGGTTCCGGATCCGTTATAAGACGTGAAGAAGTGATCCAGGTAAGAGCAACGGAGGTAAGAGTAGGTGTCGTAGGACTGGACTACGCGAGTCTTTGCCGGCTCGTCAGCCTTGCGAAACGGGTATATAAGCGCGGGACGGAGTTGGAGGGCGCTCCGGGCCAGCTCAGAAGCAGGGGTCGCCAAAAGGTTCGCGAATTTGCCGCGGACCCGTCGGGGCTGGCCGCGGACCAAAAGCTTAGCGGGAGTACCAATAGTGCAAGCTCCGGGCAAGGCCCAGGCATCTCGAAACTCGACGAACTCCTCGAAAGACGGGGCGGGGGACGAAGAAACAGAAATGAGACGCACGGTCTCAGAAATAAGCTCCACGAGACGGGGGCAGAGAATGGATGGCCGAGCTGCCCCGGCTACACGATCGTAACCGGCAAGGACGTCAATGCGGTTCAAACAGGTATCGTAACCTCCCAGCACGTGAAGATCACAGAGGTAAGTCCACCACCCCTGCCCGTGCGAGAGATTACGAGCGGCACAAATTACCGAAACGCCTTTGAGGAAAGCAACGAACTGCCCCTCGTCCAGAGATCCGGCATGGCGCAGCACCTGAAGGCAGGGCGGAACCGCAGCGTTGGGAACGCGTTTAAAGTAAAGTGCGATCGCGCGCCCCCATTTGTCGCCCAGGTGGGAAAACCACCGAAACAGCTTGGGCGTCCCGCCAAGAGAACGGCCTCCGCGCCAGATCTGAAGGTCAAAGGGCGAGAACCCCACTTGCGACAGGGGCGGTCCGGAAGTCGAGGGCCCCGCAGAGTCCAAAGCGAAACGAACAAGCCGCGCCATAAAGGAAGGAGACGCGGCCGAGAAATCAAATACCCCTGGTCGGTAGGGGTGGTTCAAAGCGTCCTTACGATCAGAGGGATCGTAGGCCCAAGGGGAAGCAGAAGGTGTCAGCGCCATAGAAAAAGCGTCCGCCACACTGAGTGTAGCGTAAGCCAAAGACGGTGATCCTGTTGCCTCCCCCGTGGTGGGGCGGTTCCCTCCCGAACCGAAGGAGGGGCCCCGGAAAGGCAGCGTCGTACTCACCTGTTCTAACAAACAGGAGAGGCCGACGCCGCGGTGTGATGGGCCACCTAAAAAAACAGTCCCTCCATCGAAGCCGATGGAGAAACTGCCTTCTCAGGCGAAAGGAAGCTCTGCTCCGCCAAGCGTGATACAGAGGTCCCGGAAACGGACAAGGAGACGAACTCATTCGCAATCATCTCCTCAGGGGCAGGAACGGCTTCGGGCAAGGTCTCGCCAGTGGCCTCAACGTCCCAGATCTGGACGGAGTCGGGGTGACCTTGGAAAGAGGCCCATATGCCGGAGAGAGAAACGTTCCCGAAGGCACGCGAAAGAACGAAAGAAGCGGCAGGGCCTAAAGCGCCCGACAGCGCAGAAGAGCCCAACCCGCCCCGAGAACCAGGGACGGACCCGCCAGAGAAATCGGCCCAGGGATCGGAGTGGACGCCGACGAGCGTGCGGGACCAAACAGCTCGCCGGCCAAACCTCCAACGATC